TGATAGTGCTGTAAATTTAGGTATATCTACAACAAAATGGAATAATGTCTATGCTAATCTATTTGTAGGTATTGCAACTACAGCACGATATGCAGACTTAGCAGAAAAATATGTAGCAGACCAGGAATACGAACCTGGTACAGTATTAGAATTTGGCGGTGATTATGAAGTCACATTGGCACAAGATGGAACCAATAGATTAGCCGGTATTGTATCAACTGATCCTGCCTATTTAATGAACAGTGAATGTGTTGGTACCTATGTGTCATCTATTGCACTACAAGGAAGAGTACCATGTAAAGTTAGAGGTAAAATACACAAAGGTGACATGCTAACAAGTGCTGGCGACGGTTATGCTAAAAAAGCAGTAAATCCACAAATAGGCACAATTATAGGTAAGGCTCTAGCTGATTTTGATGGCATAAGTGGTGTTATAGAAGTAGCAGTAGGCAGAGTTTAAATGGCTATATTTACGATAAATAATTATTACAACGGAGTTAATCAATGGCATATCAAGTAGACAAATTTAATGGAACATTTTTAGTTTCTGTTGACGACGGCACCATTGATACCACCACTGATTTACGTTTTGTAGGTAAAAATTACGCTGGCTACGGTGAAGTCCAGAACGAAAATTTCCTACATTTATTAGAAAATTTTGCAAATACCAGCGCACCTCCTAAAAGATTAACTGGGCAAATTTGGTATGATAGCGGCAATAAAAAATTACGCTTTTATGACGGAACTAGATTTAGAACAGCAAGCGGTGCTGAAATCGGACCTACTGCACCATCTGGATTACAAGCCGGGGATTTTTGGTTCGATACAAGTGCAGAACAATTATATGCATGGAATGGAGCAGAATTTGTATTAATCGGTCCCGAAACACAGCCGGATCTTGGAGCATCCGCAGTTTCAGCTCAAGTAGTTAAAGATAATATTGGCAATAATCATACTATAGTTAAATTTCAGTCCGGTGGCGATGTAATTTCTATTGTTAGTAAAGACGCATTTACCTTAAACAGCACAATTAATCCTATTACAGGATTTACTGTAATCAAGAAAGGTGTTAATTTAGTTAACACTAATGGCACAACCGGAGTCACAGCTACCGATCATTACTTCTGGGGCACCGCAAGTAATTCTGCAAGATTAGGCGGTTATCCTGCTTCTGAATATATTAGACTAGGTGAAGTGGCATTTGACAGTGAAATCTCTTTTAAAGATGCCGGCCTTACTATTGGTGATCAAAATGATTTAAGAATACGAGTTGAAAATGGTGATGAGCCGGTAATTGAAAATCGTTTAGGCAACACCATCACATTAAGAATTAGAGTAACTGACAGTGACCTAAGAAACGTTGGTATTATTTCTTCCACCGGTATGGTCCCAGGAACAGACAACTTTTTTAACCTTGGGTCAACAGCTTCTAAGTGGGCAAATGTATATTCAACAGCATTTACCGGAGCATTAACAGGAAATGTGACTGGTAATTCAACAGGGGTACATAAAGGTAATATTTTAGCAGACGATAATTCGGTAGCGTTTGCCGCTATTACTAAAACATTTACAGGAAGTTTTTCCGGCACACTAACAGGCAACGTTATTGGATCCGTGACCGGAACATCTACTAACGCCTTAACATTAAACAGTCTTATAGGCGAGCAAGGTGCAGTAGCAACTTCGGTTGTGCTTCGAGACAGCAGCGCCAACATAACTGCAAATAGATTTATCGGAACTACTGATAAATCAAATAGATTAAAAATTGATGATGCAGCAGTTGATACTGATGTAGACTACCGATCTGCAAAAACAACAAAGACTGCAAATACTATTGCAGCCAGAGACAGCTCTGGAAACTTACTAGCAAACACCTTTGACGGAACTGCAACAGCGGCTCAATATGCTGACTTGGCAGAAAAATATCTTGCTGATGCAGAATACGAAGCTGGCACAGTGGTTGTAGTTGGCGGCAATGCAGAAGTTACAGCATCTAGCTACGGTGAGTTAGCTATAGGTGTAGTAAGTGCAAACCCAGCTTTTATGATGAATAAAGATTTAGAAGGCGGAACCTATATAGCTCTTAAAGGCCGAGTTCCTGTTAAAGTAAGTGGCAAAGTTAAAAAAGGCGATCGTCTTGTAGCAGGCAACGATGGAGTTGCTCAAGTAGCTGCTGATCGTTTAGATATTTTTGCTGTGGCACTAGAATCTAGCGATGATGCTGAAATTAAATTAATCGAAGCAGTGGTACTATAAGGATAAATTATGGCAATAGGTGATTTTATCTCCGCAACTGATTATAACACAATCAGAACCAAAATTCAAAATGTCATGGCAATAGGCACTGGAAACTTTGGATACGGACAGACAACATTTAGCTCGTTGATTTCGGCAGGCAATTCAGTGACAAAAAATCAGTGGGACGCCCTACGATACGACATTTACAATGCAATTTTACATCAAACGGGGTCAGCACCTTCGCTAACTACAGTTTCTGTTGGAGATGTAATTAGATACGGAGCAAGTCAGCCTAACTTTCAATACGACACAATAGCTGACCAAGCAACTGCAAATAGATTTAACTTAGGAACAGGACAATTTGTAACTGAAGCAATTAATACTACATCGTTTACTTCTTCATGGTATCAATCAGTTAGTTCCACAACATCGGTTACATTTGCTACAGCAGAACAGGCAAGATTTTTCTTTAATGCTGGAGGAAAAATTCGATTCGCTAGTACTAGGACAGGTGGCAATGGAGAAGCACAAAACACTTCTTGGAGTAATCTGTTAAGTACGGCTGGAACACAGTCATTTTCAGCAACACCATCCGGAGTAAATTTCTTTAACTTGACTAGCAGTTATCAAACGTTTGCTGAACTTACAGGTAGTTCGGCCTATTCTAATAACAAATGGCGATTAGAAGCTTCTTGTAATGTTTCTAATAATTCTTTGGGAACAGCAAATATTGTTAATTTTAGAATAACCTGGTTAGATGCATATACAGATATTGGGCCAACTGGACCAGGTGACTTGGTAGACGGTACGCTTACACTAACAGTTGATCAAGTTCGCCCTGCAGGATTTTTACAACCTAGCGGTACATTTACTATTATAGGCCCAAGCACCACATCAGTAGGACCAATTTCAGGTTCGTAGTTTTTTTATCCCCCATAAAACATTGCATAAATAATATGCGTGTTTTATAGGAGATACCATGGACGACCGTCTAAAAGCTGCCTTAGACTTTTCTAATTATAGACAAACTCTAGCAATACAACGAAAAACCCTTAGAGAACGAATTGAAGGTAAGTTAACCTACGGCCATTCTGGCGGAATATTTAAAATTGATAGAACATTATTGGTATTTGTTCAAATGCTAATAGATCAAGGCAGAACAGAAAATGTTCCTCTAATTGATCAAAATGAAAATCCAATCCTAATCTTAGATCTACAACAGTTTCAAGATGAAATTCTAGATAGATATTTTTCAGCCACGTATGAATATCACGAAGAATACGAAAAAATTAAATCTAGTAGAACAGTAGAAAAATTATTGAAAATATGACCAAAGGCGTATTAATTTTTGCTCACAACAGTCCTGAAATAGACTATGGAATAATGGGCGTAATTTCTGGAGGCCTAGCAAAAAAACATCTAGGGTTGCCAGTTAGTTTGATAACAGATAAGTGGACTATTGATTGGTTAAAAGAATCCGGAATGTATTCAAAGGCAGAATCGATATTTGATAAAATTATTGAAATTGAAAAACCTAGAACTAAAAATGTAAGAACTTTGCATGATGGCTTTTACAGCAAAACTATTCCCTTTGTAAATTCTAATAGATTTTCAGTTTGGGATCTAAGCCCGTACGATCAAACTCTATTAATTGATAGCGATTATTTAATTTTTTCTAATCAATTAAACGAATACTGGGATACCGATGCCAGTGTAATGTTAGGGCATTCTATGAATGATATAACAGGAGAGCGTAGCGGAATATTAGATCAACGAGTTAGTGAAACTGGAATCCATATGTTCTGGGCCACAACTGTGATGTTTACAAAAAATGAAGAAAGCAGATTCTTTTTTAAATTAGTAGATTATATAAAAGACAACTATCGATATTACGCAGACTTGTTTAGATTTAATCCTAAACAATATAGGAATGATATATCTTTCAGTATTGCCAAACATATTATGAATGGATATGAAACTGAATTTGTTTATAGTTTGCCTCCTATTCTAACAGTATTTGATAAAGACATTTTACATGATGTAGATGGGGATCAATTAATATTTTTAATCGATAAACCACTGAATTGCGGAGATTTTTGGGCCACAACTACACAAGGGTCTGATGTTCATGTTATGAATAAACAAAGTATTATTAGAAACAAAGAAAAATTATTGGAATTAATATGAACTTTGGTTATCTAATAGTTGTTTCATCTAATAAAGAAGTTGATTATCTCAAATTGGCTTATGCATTAGCATTAAGTATTAAGAATACTCAAAAGCCAGGCTATGATAAAGTTGCTCTAGTAGTAGATAATCCTGAGTTGATTAAAAATCTAAAAAGCCCGTGGGTCTTTGATCACGTAATTAAATGGGACAAAGAAACCCATTGGGATGGCCGCAGTTGGATGGACCAATTATCTCCTTTTGAAAATACAGTATGCCTTGATGCAGACATGTTATTTTTAAGAGATTATAGTCATTGGATTGATTATTTTGTAAAACACAAAGATTTATATGTTGCTAGCAAAGCCTATACTTATAGAGGCGAAGAAATTACCAGTGACTTTTATAGAAAAGCATTTACAAAAAATAAAATCCCAAGCCTGTATTCAATGTTTACCTTTTTTAAAAAGAACACCGATATTGCAACAGAGTTTTTTGAATTAGGTAGATTTATTTTAAAAAATCCTATCGAATTTAAAAATTTATACATGTCGGATTTTCGTCCTAAAGTAGTTGGTACTGACGAAGCATTTGGCCTTGCAGCAAAAATTTTAGATATAGCCGACGATATTGCACATGATTTAGACTTTCCTAAACTTGTACATCTAAAACCTATGATACAGAATTGGCCATGGGCCGCTGAAAGAGTCACTGAACATGCCGGCTTTTATTTCAATATGCATGGAAATTTAAAAATAGGAAATTATCAACAGTATGATATTGTTCATTATGTTGAAAAAGATTTAATAACAGATGAAATTGTTAGCATGTTAGAGGAGATAGCATGGAACAAAAATTAATGGATTTCGATGAATGGATTAAACTACCAGTCAATCAAGTAGAATATTTTGTAAAATTCAATGAAGATGACGGTTCACTTTTAGGAGTCTATCCTTCTCATGCCTCTCAAGGTTTCAACAACAAAATAAAAATTGATGAAGAAGTTGCTGATTCGATAGCGTCAGGAGAAGAAAATATATTTTCTTATCGAGTAGATCTTCCTACAAAAAAACTTGTTAAAATAAGTAAATTTTCTACGCACAGTCTAATAAAAATAGATGATGTATTACACAGAGTCATTGATAAAAAATGGTCAACAATAACAGATCCCGATGTTATGATATCTTACAATAAAGAAAATAAGTCATTGACTTTTTCAATGAGCGACAAATATTCAAAAAATATCATTTGGGACGGTGAGACTGAAATGATATTTTTAGTCACTGATTATAATGATCCCAATGTTCTTCTTCATATGTTAAGTATTAGAGTCGGCGACATTACAGAAATCACAAAATCATTTACACTAGATTTGCCAAATAGATTTAGTGTTTATACACGTAGAATTTTTGACAAATATATTTTTGAGACAAAATGAAAACAGTAGAATTAGACATTGTATTTTTAAGTTATGACGAGCCTAACGCAGATATGCATTATGCAGATTTGTGTAATAAAATACCTTGGGCCAAACGAGTTCACGGTGTTAAAGGCAGCGATGCTGCTCATAAACGTGCTGCTGAAGTAAGTGAAACTGATTGGATAATCACAGTCGATGCTGATAATATTGTAGATTCTAAATTTTTTAATTTAGACATTGACATCAGCAATCCCAAAATACAAGTATACAGCTGGTTAGGAAGAAATAGGCTTAACGGTTTACTCTACGGAAACGGCGGTCTTAAAATATGGAAACGAGATTTTATTCTCAACATGAAAACTCACGAAGCTAGCGATAGCGATCGCGCTCAAGTTGACTTCTGTTGGGAAGACGGCTACCGTCAATTTAAAGAATGTTATAGCGACACTGATATTACCGGAAGTCCTTTCCAAGCATGGAGAGCAGGATTCCGCGAAGGTGTAAAAATGACCTTGCTTGATGGAGTCAAAATTTTACCTGATGAAATTCAAGAACGTATTTGGTGGCATAATTTACATAGATTACGCATGTGGTCTACAGTTGGCGCTCATGAAGAAAACGGTCTTTATGCAGTCTACGGTGCAAGATTAGGCACATGGTTGGCAAATTGCACTGAATGGGATTACGTAGAGGTTAGAGACTTTGAAATTCTTAAAGGTATATGGAACCAGTATGGTCGACCTTTTGAAGAAGTAGACGGCACTGGCCTAACGGAAGAAATTAAATCATTAGGTGAAAAAATCAAATTAGAACTGGGATTTGATTATCCATTTCTTGATGCTACACAAAGCAAATACACATTAGATCTATATGAAGAAACAATTAAACTAACAAACACATATATGAGGTCTGCTGATGGTTTATGATATTTTTTACGTAAGCAAAAATATTATTTCCGAACACGATTGGAAACAATTTCGTTTGCGTTTTCCTTCTGCTCAGAAAATTGATAATGTAAAATCTTTTAGTGATATAAAGACAAAAGCATTTACAAAATTATTTTGGATAGTGTGGGATGATTTAGAAATTGTTGAAAATTTTAATTTTAGTTATCGAGTTCCTGAATGGGACCAAGAGTACATTCACGTATGGTTAAATGATACATCTTATGACGGTGTTGGATTGTTTTCTAAAAATTTAGAACCTACACACAAAGAATTTGAAAATCGATTCTATGTTAACAAAAAAGAAATGCCAACCCTAGCAAGTATCCCAAAAAAATATGATAGAATTGTAATAACAAGTTATAGTGATTATTTAGAAGCACTGAACACTTCGACAACTGAGATGTTTTGGGGCGTATGGTCAAATGTTAATATTGTTGACCAAACAATTTTTGATATGTATTTTAGTTATCATGACTTATATGATAGAGCCGAGAACCATGTATTTAAAAATTTGTGTAATGATGAAACGTCATTCGTTAACGGCATTATATTATTTTCTAAAAGTAAACCAGTATCCGAAAAAGAAATTAATCATAAATTTTTAATTAACAAAAAAGAATATGATGTTGTGGCAAGTCAGTCTAAGCCTTACGACAAGTTTACCATTGATACATTTAACGATTATGAAACGGCTGTTAAAATAGCTAATACAGATATGTTCTGGGGCATATGGTCAAATGTTGAAATACTAGATGAAACAGTGTTTACTATACACTTCAGTCATCATAATTCTTACGACAAGAATGAAAACCATGTATTCAAAAACACATGTAATGATCTAGAATCTTTTATTAACGGAATTGTATTATTTTCTAAGAATAAGCCAGTGTCTAAAAAAGAAATAGAACATAGATTTTTAATCAATAAAAAAGAACATGATATTATAGCTAGTAGATCCAAACCCTATGATAAATTTATAATTGATACATTTAACGATTATGAACAGGCTGTTAAAACATCAAGTACAGACATGTTTTGGTCAATCCCTCCAGAAGTTGATCCATTGCCGGATTTTAAATTTGATCTGCAATTTCAGTATCAAAACAATTACGATCGTAGAATGAATCATGTTTTTAAAAATAAAGATATCGAAGAAGACAAATATAATGGCATTATGCTGCTGTCCAAGCAAGCACCTATTTCCGCCAGAGAAGTAGAATATCGATATTTGATCGAAAAGAAAGAATACGAAATTGTAGCTAGTGAGTTAAAGCTATACGACATTGTGTTTATATCTTATAACGAACCCAATGCTGATGAAAACTTTGCCAAGCTGATTGAAAGATTTCCTAGAGCAAAACGGGTACACGGAGTAAAAGGCATTCACCAAGCACACGTTGCTGCTGCCAAAATGGCAACAACTCCTATGTTCTGGGTAGTTGACGGAGATGCTATAGTAGAAAATGATTTTAAATTTGATTTATTATTACCTAAACATGATACAGATATTGTACATGTTTGGCTAAGTCGTAATCCTATCAATAATCTTACCTATGGATACGGCGGAGTAAAACTATTACCTAGAAACTTAACTAAAAATATGGATCTTGGTAAATCTAGTGTTGACATGACAATGTCAATCAGCAATAAATTTAAAGTAATGCAGACTGTAAGCAATATTACAGCATTTAATACAGATCCGTTTAATACTTGGAAATCAGCATTTAGAGAATGTGTGAAATTAGCAAGCAGACCAATTGATCCTAAGTATCAAGAAGAAACCGAAGATAGATTATACGCCTGGTGTAATTTTGGAAAACACAACCCCCTTGGTGAGTATGCTATTATGGGAGCAACGGCTGGTAGACAATATGGTATAGACAATATTGCTAATGTTGATCAATTAGCAAAAATTAATGATTTTGATTGGCTACGAGAACAATTTCAAAATTCGTCTTCTCTTACCTGATGTTCTTTAATCAAAGAATAATTAATTTAATCAGCATCTCTGTCATCTGGATCTTTGCCCCATCCAAAATGTTCTCTTGCTAAATCTTTAGCATAATCAGCATGAGCATTAGGCAGTAGATGTCCACATGCGGTCAGTTGATCGAATTTTCCTTTATTAAACCATCGATCATTAATTTTGTCAAATTCTAATAGATCAAACCATAACATTCGTAGCCATTGATTTTTAGAGTTATTAACTAGTTCCTTACATTGCCAAAATTGATATGTAGTATTTAAAAATATTGGATCTCGCCCAATTCGTCTGTTAACATAGTTTTTAATTAGCAAACACTCTTTTAAAAAATCTATAAGAAACTCTTCATCACTAAGTGTTGTCCAAATAGTTTCAAATAATTTTTTATGTTTACTTTCATATCCTCGATAATAAAATCCGGATATAGACGACTTAACCCAATTATAAATTTTATTGGGATCGTGTATATCTGGTTCGTGATACCATCCCAATCTTTCGGTATTAGTTAACCCTATAAAAACATAATCTGGTAAATCAGCTCGACTTTTTAGTGATTCAAGGTCGGCAATTGTTCTAGTTGCTATACCTAACATACATGATCCGCCGACAGCATTATTAACTACATTGGCATTAATCAATTCACCTAATATTGTAGACCATACATATTTTTGATTATTATTTCTAGATAGAGTCCAAAGATCCATGTCATTACCAACCATTGAATGTCGTTTATCACACCATACTCTATCTAACGGTTCTCCCATAGTGTGGTGCCCTGGATATATATCCGGAAATGTTTCCGTGTCAGCTAACCCGTCCCCAGCAGTAAAACTGTCCCCATTTACATATATCTTCATAATTCAAATCCTACTTCTAGTCCTTGTAATAAATTTTTGTGCATAAGTTCTTTAACATCCCATCGATTTTTTTTAAAATTACCTAAAATAATCCACGGTGGCATTACTTGTAAATTATTTAGTTTACACCACTCTACGTATGCCGGATTAGGTGGTAATCCCTTGATGAGGTGTGGATGATATATGTAGTCAAATCTGGATGGAATATTTTTGTAATTACTGGTCTCTTCGTCTACGTCACTGCCAGTCTGCCATTGATCGAACTGATGTCTACCTAAGTCTTGAAATGACAAAATTAAATCATGTTGTGAATATTCGCAATCTTCTGGACGTATCTTGACATCAATGTTTTCTAAATATGAATCGTCATTATTGCTAAAAAATATAGAATAATAATTTTCTACAGCATGAATATATCTATTAATATTTTGCCATGCTTCTGCAAACTCGGGGTACTGTTTTTTTATATCGTCACTGTGAACAACATGACAAAATTCATTGGTGCATTTAACCCATTGTTTATGTGCAGCATTTATCAATGGTTGATTAAGGCCTGTAATTGTAGGAAAAATTAGTTGTGGTAAGTTTTTTTCTGTAGCAAATTGATTTACAATTTTAATGGCAATTTTTAGATTATTAAGGGTTAGATTGGTGCTTCCTATATATGTTTTACCTTTAGCAAAAAAGTTCATATTTAGTTTCTTAGAAAAAATGTTATCAAACCAAGCAGATGCTATGGGTGTATTGTTAGGCTCTAGTTCTAAATAGTCCCCTGATTTTAAAAAAACAAATTTCATAATAATTTTGGAAAAATAATATTTAAGTCTTCGTTACGCACAGCATCAATTTTTTCAGTAAAATATTTAAAATAATCCCATTGTCCGTTAGCTTCTAGATTATAGTAGTGTCCGTAAAGATCTTCCCAATTGCGCTGACTGATAATGCCGTGTAGTGAATTAATTTTGTCTTGTCTCACCTGCTTAGGTAGTATGTTGGCCGCTAGGTAGTCTGGAGTCTGAACGTGAT